AAGACTAACGATAATATCGCTACATTCGATATGAATTATAGTTTTAATAATATCTCTGACAAACAATTAAAAACAATGCTCCACTTCTTAGAGAATAAAGGTGGTTACCGTAGATTTAAACATCAAATCCCTTCTGTTTATAACAGGCCGAAAGTCTATTATAGCCCTAAGTGGACGCATACGTGGAACTATGCTAATTCTAATACATTGAGTGTAGAACTAAAAGAAGACCCTATGGGTGTAATTCCAACAGGAACTTAATATGTCTAGAAATATAATAAGAAGTAACAATGCTGTTGTCGCGGTGCAAAACTCGACTACGGCTTTCTCTACTTCTGATAAAAATTTGAAATTGCATAAGATAACTCAAACTTTTGACTACTCTATTGATTACTCCAGACAAAGATCAAAGCAAATTGGTTCTCAGGATCTGGCTGCAGATGAAATCTATAATCAACCAGATGTGCGTTTGAATATAAGTTATATTCCTGAACCAAATTTTTCTAATGAAGTTCAAGGTAGGTTCTTAGACACTTCTCCTATTAATGGTTTTAAAAGCATATTTGGCGCTAATGATACTAACGATTCTAATAATTTTTATGTATTCTTTTGTGAGAATCAAGAGGAATCTTTTTTAGATAATTCTCTGACATCATTTCAGACCGATCTTGATTTAGATGGAGATGATGCTATAGCATTTGGGAATTGCTTCCCAGAATCTTATAGTCTGAGTTATGCTGTTGGAGGATTACCCACAGTTAGCACTTCTTATATTTGTTCCAATGCTGTATTTGATCACCTGACAGGAACTTCTATGGAGTCGCCAGCCATAAATTTAACTGGTGGGAATAATGACAATGTAGGAAGATCGACCTTTAATTTCGATAAAGATCTATCTACAGCAGCGCTAGAGAAATCTCCTCCTATAGTCAACCCCACGAACACTGGGAGTAATGTGACTTTACAGAATTTACAGGTTGGAGGTCAGGAGATATCTGGGAAACATTTAGTCCAATCTGTTAATATGAACGTATCAATACCTCGCGTTTCAGCATATGGATTAGGTAATGATTATGCATTCGGGAGAAAAAGGCAGTTCCCAGCAAATGGTTCATTTTCTGTTTCCTCTCAAGTCTCTGGGTTTGAGAGTGGAGCCATGACTGGGGTTTTAGGTTCAGATGAGTTATATCAATTTGATCTCACTCTAGAAGCGAGTGGTCAAACCATGTCGTATAGAATAGAAGACGCGAAATTAGGATCTTATAATTATTCTATGGATATAAATGGAAGAATGAATTTTGACGCGAGTTTCACTTTCCCAGTGACGCAAGAAAAAGGTTTAAAATTAAGCGGTACGTATTACTAATCGTAATCGACTTTAACCTGTTTACTATCGTAGCCTTTTTCTTTAATCCTATTTGGATGCTCTGTCCCATTACGCTCTTTAGCGTAATTATTATAGAATTTTTCTTTAACAGGGTCCAGACCCCCAGCTTTCTCTGCCCTCTTCGCGCTGAGTTCTGCTGAGTAGTCCATCATATCGCCCATAGTGCCTTTTTTATTATAAGTAGCGTCAATGTATTGCTGCTTACTAAAAGGGTCTATAGAACTATCTATGGCGGCATTAGGGGAGAGCCAAACCCTCCCCCACTCCACACCAAATTCGTCTATATATATATGTTCGTCATTCATCCCTTGAACTACCTCACGGTGTTCATCTGTATCAGGATGTTTGTAAACATATATCGCCATTATTTTATATCTATTTTTTTAGCTCCTTTAATAGCTTTCTTAGGTAAGGTCAAATGAAGCATACCATTCTTCAGAGAAGCTGAAATATGGTCTTCAGATACTAAATCATATAAATATAATTCATAGTTTCTAGATCTATCTTCGTTTTTAGCAGCTACAGTTAGGACATTGTCGATAACACTAAGAGTTACATCTTTTTTGGAAAAGCCAGCCAATTCAAATTCTGCAGAATAAACATCTCCAGAGTCTTTAATTCTGTCATAAGCTTTCTGTTTGGGGTAACTAGTAATGTCGTTAAGTAGGTTGTTAATTAATGTATTCATAATCACAATCTATATAACACGACTTATGCCAAATCATTTTTCCTTGTAAATAAGGGATAAAATAGCTTCAGCTGTCTTCTTGTAAGTCATAGTGTCTCCCAATTTGACGCCCTCCGTGTTAAGTTGTCCCACTTTAGTTTCAGCTTCTTCCATAGCCTTAATGACAGTTTCTTCATCCCAGTCATAGAAGTTTCCTTGATTATAATCGCCACCTTTCGTGAAAAACATCCCATCTGCACTAGGCACAGTTCTGCCTGTAGATTCTACTAGGATAGAATTATCTTTTGTAGCCCAATCTTTATGAGAAGTTTCATTTAGGACTATACTCCATTTTCCCAAACATGTAGCATTGAATGCAGGTAAGTTCCAACCTTCTCCACCAGACAAACCAGTAAGGTCGATATCTATGGCGTTAAGGAGTTCATTTACTTCTGCATTCTTAGCTAGATGAGGTATAATGTTAAGATTATTATAGTTTTCACCTTTAGTAATATCTTGCCAAACACCTTGCATTTGTTCTGGTTTTAAGAAGGGATTATTTATGCAGCAAGATAATTGATACTTAGGGTTATTACCATATTTAGACAACCAAGTCTGGATAATCTTTTTGGTATGTTTCCTGTTTTCAAATTTCCCCATTAATCCAAAATGGATGATATCTTTTAAGTATTCTCTACCAGTACTTTTAAACTCCTCGTCTAAACCTAAAGGTATGAAATGGGTATTATCACAGCCCTCCTCCTCAAACATATCTTTTGCATATGTAGAGGAGAAAATTGTGGAATCTTGAACCGCACAAGTAGCCTTCTCAATTTTAGTAGGCTCACTACACTCATAGAAAGTAAACAGATGCTGATCTTTATTCTTTCTGTTCTCAGATCCATTAAAATGCCAGAGCTTTAAAGATGGAATCTCTTTATCAACAAAACTCCATCTTTTATTTACGGCATTCTGAATATATTCTTTTAAATCTTCACCAACATCGAATGCATTAAGATCTACATTACCCCCTGTTGGGAATAATCCTATATCAACATCTAGCCTGTGAAATTCCTTGATAATGTTGTAAGAAACATTACCGAAACTAAGACTATTAAGAGGTGCTTCTAAAAGAAGTTTCATTTAAAATGGTACGTCATCGCTATCGCCTCCGCCTGATCCTGAATTAGAATCACCATCTTCAGACTTCTTTGAGCCTAGAAACTGGAGGTCTTTGCCACGGATGAAGTATTTGCTAAATTGCTTACCATCTTTTTCCCAAGATGACATACAAAGCTCTCCATTTACAATAAATTCTCTACCCTTGGAGAGATATTTTTCAGCGATTTCTGCTGTCTTATCCCAATACTCAATATCGACAAAGCACTTAGTCTTTGCATTTGATGTTGAGATCCCAGCGCGAAGGCTGACTACTTTCTTACCGTTGCTGGTATTACGAACTACTGGGTCTTTAACCAAATAGGCTGCTGCTGTTACTGAATTATACATAATTTATTTCGCTCTTTACTTTGTTTATAAACTTATTGTGGATGTTTATACACCCTTGGATGCTAAGGTCAAGATTATCTGCAATAGCCCTCCAAGGAGTGAGCTTATTATTAGATGAACCATACCTCATGTCAACTATTTTTTTTACTCTATCGTCAGATTCTTTTTCTAAGCAGTCTTGAAATAAGATAATTGCCTCGTCTTTATTGATGTCTGGGATAAAAGATTCACAGTGAGGCTCTACATAGCTATTCTCATCGTCAATAAAATACTCTTTGCATTTCCGTTTTTTATTGAGGGCGTTTAGACACTTCCATTTTGTCTGATTCGCTAAGTGTGTAGAGAATTTAGTGTTGCGATTTGGATCGTAGTTCAAAGCGGAATCGTAAATCGTTAGATCTTTTTCGCATACAATCTGATTTTTATCCAATGTGAAATTTGGGTGAGACATATAGTGATTGACCATTGTGTGGAATATTCCAGAGTGTCTGTCTATCAGAGCTATGAGGCTATCCTCATCAGAATGATTTTCTTGAATTTTAGAAATTAATGTTAGGTCGCTATCCACTTCCACCATTTTACGTTTCCAATTCAGTTTTTCTACTTTTTTTTTCAAAAAAAAATCGGTTTATTTTATAATATATTTATAAAACGTAATCAATATAGAATAACGTATACTTAATCTATAACGTAAAAGGTATAAATTACGTGTAGCCCGTTTCACGGTAATTATGAAAACAAAATCCTTCTTGTCAAGAAAAAAAAATTGTGAAAATACTCTTGCCTCTGAGCAGCGATGAGTGTAAAATTCTTTGACATGATTGCTGAAGAAAAAACAAATGAGATAGCCACAGGAAATACGAATAAAAAACTCATTTTTGAAGAGCAGTTATCTAGAAAACCAGACCAATTCCCTTGGGCGCAAGACTTTATTGACGCTATGCATCAAGGGTTCTGGACAGATAAAGAATTTAGCTTCAGCAGTGATATCCAAGACTTCAATGTCAATTTGAATCCTACAGAAAAAGAAATTATTGTAAGGACTCTTTCAGCTATTGGTCAGATCGAAGTCGCCGTTAAGAAGTTTTGGAGTAAGCTGGGAGACAATCTACCTCATCCTAGCCTCACCGATCTAGGTTATGTCATGGCAAACACGGAAGTTATCCACAACAATGCCTACGAAAGGTTGTTGACGGTTCTAGGTTTAGAAGAGGTCTTTGAAGAGAATCTAAAACTAGACTTTATTGAGGGTCGCGTAAAATATCTCAGGAAATATAACCATAAGTTTTACAAAGATTCTAAAAAACAATATGTTTACGCCTTAACGCTTTTTACCCTTTTTGTTGAGAATGTTTCGTTATTTTCCCAATTTTACATCATTAATTGGTTCAATCGTAACAAAAATGTGTTAAAGGACACTGGTCAGCAAGTCAAATATACTCGTAATGAGGAAAATATTCACGCTTTGGCTGGGATTAAAATCATCAACACTATTCGCAGTCAATACCCTGAGTTATTCGACGATGAACTTGAAGAGCGTATTCTTTCTGAAGCTCAAGCAGCTTTTGTCGCGGAGAGCAATATTGTGGATTGGATGATTAATGGATTTAATGAGAAAGGATTGAACGCTGACATTTTAAAAGAATTCATCAAGAATAGGATAAATGATTCTTTAGAGAAAATTGGTTTTCATTCTGCGTTTGAAGTTGACACTTCTTTGCTTAAAGATACAATGTGGTTCGAAGAAGAATTGATTGGTAATAATGCTACAGATTTCTTCCATTCACGCCCTGTGGAATACTCTAAAAATTCACAGACCTTTAACGCAGACGAATTGTTTTAATGACTGACTACTATTGGCTAAATGAGGACTCAAGAACATTTCTTGAGAGAGGTTATCTAAAAGGGGAGTCTCCCGAACAGAGGATAAAAGATATAGCTGATACCGCAGAAGGGTATTTGGGCATCTCTGGTTTCTCAGATAAATTTGTGGGTTACATGAAGCAGGGGTTTTACTCTCTAGCTTCTCCTGTCTGGTCTAATTTTGGTAGAAAACGCGGATTACCTATTTCTTGCAATGGGGTATATGTCCCTGATAGAATGGATGGCATCCTAGCTAAACAAAGCGAGGTTGGGATGCAAACTAAACATGGCTCTGGGACTTCGGCTTATTTCGGAGAACTTCGGGGAAGGGGAGCTAAAATTAATTCAGGTGGCGAGTCTTCTGGTGCTGTCCATTTTATGGAGCTATTTGATAAGGTCGCCTCTGTTGTTTCTCAAGGGAATGTGAGGAGGGGGTCTTTTGCTGCGTATTTGCCTATTGAACATCCTGACATAAAAGAGTTTTTGCGTATTCGTAGTGAGGGTAATGCTATTCAAGAAATGTCTTTTGCAGTTACTGTAACTGATTCTTGGATGCAGGAAATGATTGATGGTGATAGAGATAAACGACAACTCTGGATGAATGTCATAAAAAAGAGGTATGAGACTGGATACCCCTATCTCTTCTTCCAAGACAATGCTAATAATCAAGCTCCAGATTGCTACAAAGATAAAGGCATGAAGATCTACGCTTCTAACCTCTGCAATGAAATCAGCTTACCCTCTAAAGAGGATGAATCTTTTGTTTGTTGTTTGTCATCTTTAAATCTAGTCCAGTGGGAAGAAATTGCGAAAACAGATGCTATAGAGACTCTAACGATGTTTCTAGATGCTGTCATGGAGGAGTATATCCAGAAGACAGAATCGATCCCATTTATGCAACCTTCTCATAATTTTGCTAAACGTCATAGAGCTATAGGGATGGGTGTTTTAGGTTGGCATTCATATCTTCAGAGTAAGATGATTAGCTTCGAAAGCATGGAGGCAAAACTCTTGAATAGTTCAATCTTCAAGAGGATAAGAAAATCCAGTGATCTAGCTACAGAAGATTTAGCTAATCGTTTAGGCGAACCATTATATTGTCAAGGTTATGGCCGCAGGAACACAACTACTCTAGCTATTGCTCCTACTACTAGTAGTTCTTTTATTTTAGGCCAAGCTTCTCCATCTATTGAGCCTCTAAATGGAAACTATTTCACTAAAGATCTAGCCAAAGGTAAATTTTCTTATAGGAATCCTTATTTAAAATCTCTACTAGCAGAGAAAGGTAAGGACACAGATGATGTTTGGATAAGCATTCTTAATTCTGGGGGATCAGTTCAAAGGTTATCTTTCTTAAGCGATGAAGAGAAAGATGTCTTTAAAACTTTTGGCGAAATTTCGCAAAAAGAAATCGTTATTCAAGCAGCTCAAAGGCAAAAATTCCTTGATCAAGGGCAGTCTTTAAATTTGATGGTTAGTCCAGAAACCTCTTATAAAGAAGTTAATCAGTTAATGATTTACGCTTGGGAAAATGGCGTAAAAGGTCTATATTATCAAAGAAGCGCTAATCCTAGCCAAGAATTAGCTAGATCTATACTTAATTGCTCATCTTGCGAAGGTTAATCGTTCATTTTTAATATTTAAAAGTGTAAAAGTTTTCTAGATGGAATACGATTTTTCAGATAAAGCAAAGGACTTCTTGGAGAGCCAGAGCGCTAAACGCTCTGGTCCAAAAGGATCGGCTCAAACACCTGCTAAGCCCTCTGAGAAAAAGAAGGGGTCTTCGAAAAATGAAAAAGGATCTGCTGGTGG